GATCGAGCACGCCGATCAAGCAGCAATTCCTCTGGCGGCACGGCCATGATCCTGATCCGGCCATCCTTGGTGATGCGCTTGATTTGCACATCGTGAATCATCGGCGCTGGCATCGTCACCGGCTGGCCCGTCATCGGGTCAATCGTGGTCATCTGCATCTCGTCAATATCTGGGTCTGGGTAAGAAACCACGATCTTGACCTCTGCCCCAGGCTCCTGCATCAGCATCTCTAGAGTCTGGTCATCAAGGCCGGAATACTCTTCAATCCTCACCTTTTCTTCGTCTTCCCACCAGAATTTTGCAATTCCGCACTTGCGCACCAGTGCATCCTTGAAAATTGCGTAGGTCGTTAAAAAACCGTTGTTGTCGTTCTGGAATACATAGTTGGCGTAGTCGGTGGACTGCTGCGCCATCTTGACATCTTCAGGCCCACGGGGCGCAAACTCGACAACATTCTCAGAATTGAAAAACACCCGCATCAGGCTGGGCAGCATGGCGCTGACAGTGTCGCGCACCTCCATCGCCACCACCTTGCTGTTGCCCTCGACCTCGTTGCCAAACAGGTCGCCTCGGTAGTACTCAGTCCCCTTGGCCCGTGTGGGCGACAGGTCGCTGTCCACATAACTCACCGCATCGGTCAGGTCTTGCGTGATGATCGCTTGCAGTTCCGCATCGTCCATCGGCTCGGTGGCTGCAATGTCGGTGGATAGATTTTCAGTGACTTTTTCAATCATGGCTTGACCTTTGTTAGAACCACATACATGGAGTCCACAGCGCGTGGCGTGCGGATGATTTCGTCTTGTGGCAATTCTAGTGCTTCTCCCACCTTTGAGAGCCTCATTTCCAGCATGGTCAACTCAAACCTGTCTGGCCAGCCTAAGTACCAGTGCCAATCGGTGTAGTAGCGCCAAGAGTTTTCGTTAAATGCCCTGACATGGGTCGGATCTTGCCACGCGCCAAGGCTCAACTCGTATGGCACATGAATCCGCATCTCCCCGCCCACCTTCAGCAATTCCTTGCAATTGGTCATGGCAGTAACCAGATCTGGCAAATGCTCCAAAATGTCATTGGCCAAGATCACATCAAACATGCTGCGCTCAATTGTCAGTAACCCCTTGCGGGTCTTGAGTACCTCACCCCAATTGACTTTTGTAATGTCCAGCAGCCAATCCGGCTTGACCCTTGCCTGAATATCTGCATTCAAACAATCTTCACGCCAATCTTTTCCAGAGCCTAAATTAAGAATCAAACCATGCCTTTGCGTAAGTTGGACGATTTTCTTTGACCCACGGCAGCGCATCGTTGTGCAGTTTGTTGGCATCAAAGCCAATTGTGTTGCTGCCGATGTGGTGGACATAGCTGGCCGACACAAAATGCGAGTAGCCTTTTTCGATCAGATCCCTACAATGCACATCATCTGAGTACCAATTCAGAGGGGGAAACTTTGCTTCCTCAAATGCATCGCTTGAGAGCCACGCAAAGATCGGGCTGATCTCTTCCACCATCTTGATGTGGGCCTCAGACGGAAACTTGAAAAAGTTCAGCCTCTCCGGTTTCTCAGTAATCCTCACATTTTGACAAGCCCGTGCGGCATCAGTCCTTGACGCCACCCATCCGGCTTTGACGCTGTGCATGGTCTTGATGATCGCCACATCCTCCATCAGCACCTTTACGCTGGTCGGCGTCAGCACGATGTCATCGTTGGCCACGATGCAAGATGACCAATCCTTGAGTGCAGCTTCAATCACCTCGTTGTAGTCATCGCCAAAGTTTCTTGGCTGGCCGTAGATCTTGTGGTCAGCCTCAAAGTTCTCAAGCACTGACTCTGGCCCCCGCAGGTAGACCGGACACTCTGGCGCGTATTGCTTGATCGACTCCAGCAGCACCGCCAGACCATGCCCCCTGACTGTGGCAATGACAATGGGACAGATCATTTCTTGGCCTTGTTTCTAGCGCTGATCGCCGCCGCCTTACTTTTGGCATCGGCCTTGGAGCTTGCGCCCCACGCCTTGAGTGACAGCAGCAGCCTTGTCGGCTCGCCACCCTTCATCTCAGGCCCAGGCATGTTGCCCATCCTTGCCAAGAAACTTGCCCGTCTCGGGTTATCGCCGGCCTTGACGGGTGCTTTCAAGTTCATGCCCTCGGCCTTCGCACTGGCGCGGCCCTTGGAATTCAAACCACCGGATGGGCTTTTACCCTCCTTGCGCTGCCAAGCTGCGGTCTTCATTTCTTCTTCACTGGCTTGGCGGTCTTGGCCGCTGCCTTGAAGTCGGCAGCGCTTGGTGCACCCTTGCTGCCAGGCTTGCGCATCTTCTCACCAGAGCCAGCCTTAATGCGCTCGCGTTTTGCTGCAATGTTGGAGTACAAACCTTGCTTCATTCCTCTTCTCCCTCTTCGTAGTTTTCAGATTCTTCACCCTCTTGCTCGCCCGTGTTCGGGCCGCCCACCACCCACGCATCGCATGTCCGGCTGGCTGCGCACTTGAAATCAAAGATCTCGCAATAGCCCAGATCGGCCAGCTTGATCGTTCCCCACGGGTCGGCCTCCATGCCGATGCCCTCGGCAATGCATTTCTTGATCTCATCAGAAACATTGAATGCCGCGCAGTTACCGCACAGGCTTTGCTTGGAATCCTCAACACTCACATCCCACTGGTCGGCCTTCTTTGCCCAAAAGGCAGTATTTGGCAGCTTGGGATTTTCAGGGCCGTAGGCCGCTGTGGTGATCGCCTTGGCGCGATTCTTTAGGTTGAGCGTGATGTCTTGCGTGGGCATCGGGCAGTTCTCGCCTGCGCTCATGTCCTCGCCCTCTTCCTTGTCCATGACTTGGCTCATGGTGCGCTGTAGCGTAGCCATTATTTCATTCCCTTCTTGGGTTTCTGTTTAACACCAGCAGAACTCAAAGCAATGGCCAATCCTTGGGCTTTGCTTTTCACGACTGGGCCACCTTTGCCGCTGTGCAGCTTTCCAGCTTGAAACTCTTTATAGACCTTGGAGATTTTTTTCTCCGTTTTTGTTTTCTGCATGGCTTGCTCCTGAAGTTAAGAAATGCCCAATTATGCAACCCGCACCAAGTTCCGGCGTAAGGGTTGACTCCACTTGCTGCTGGCTGAACTGCCGTACATCCCCGTGATCGCGTCACTTGCAAAGGTCAAAACAAAGGCATCGGCCTTGTCCGGACTCGGCAGACCCCGCTTTTTGATCTCATCCTTGCCCTCGATGGCAATTTTGCCATTTGATGTGAAGGTGTAGCGCACCGTGGCCAACTCGCTGATCAGCACCTCATCCTTGGCCAGTTTGCAGTCCCGCGCCTCCAGCCACGCCTTGGCCTTGTACCAAAGCTCGGCCTTCAGGTTGCGGTATGTCCCGCCCATCGCTGGGCTTTCTGAGACATTGATCCCCCGCGCCGGCAGACCCAATTCCCGCAGCCGATCCACCACCCCAGCCCCCAGACCGATGCTGTCCACCAGAATTTCTTTGGGCTGCTCACTCGGGGCCAGCACCTGATACTCGGCCACCACCGCCCCCGTCAACTGCATCAGATCCAGATTCTTCCAAGTGCGGATGCTCTCGGTCACCACATTGCCCTGCCGCTTGCACAGCGCCGACCTGTCCGATCCAAACCGCGCCACATCCAGCCCCCAAACCATCGGCGCTGATGTGCTGGCCGCCACATCCCTGTGCAGCGCACTTTCTAAAAGATCCATCGGAATGACAGTATCGTCATCACCCCGTGGGAATTCACCGATCACCCTGATCCGGTAGACATTGCTGTCCTCGCCGTAGCGCATGGCCATCTCGTTGATGTACTCCTGAGACACCCGTGGCGAGTCGCTGCACGCCACCTGAAAGGTTGTCCACTCGCCGGCCAGCCTTGTGTGCGTGTCGTAGAAGAACCCGCTGCTTCTCACCGGATTGCCCAGCAGCAGCGTCACAGCGTTGTGGCCAGACATCGATCCAGCCGCCGCCTCAAACACCTGCTCCGGCACGCCGCTGGCCTCATCGGCCACCAGCATCACATACTCAGAGTGAATGCCCTGCAAAGCCTCGGGCTGCTCGGCCCGACTTGTCCTGGCCGAAATAAACATCTCTGTCGGTGCAGCGTTGAACTCAATCCTCTCCTGCTTGACAGTCAGCAGTGTCTGCAATGGCGCAGGCATCGCGTTGATCCAGCGCTTCAACTCCGCAAACATGGCGTCATAAAGCTGGCTGCTGGTCGGCGCAGTCACCACCACCTTGACAGGGCTGCGGGTCATAAAGTACCAGAGCATCGCCCATGAGCTTGCCGTGGACTTGCCCACCCCGTGGCCAGACCTGACCGATATTTTTCGATCCCCACGGGCAATCGCCCTCAAGAACTTCTCTTGCCACGGGTCAGGGTCTACACCCAGCACCTCCTTGACAAAGAGCACGGGGTCGTTGTGGTATCGCTCAACCCACTGGGCAAAGACATTGTTCTTCATTATGTTGACTCTAACCCATTGTCAAAGGCCCATTTGTTGGGGTCGATCTGTGGTGGCGTGCATGTGTGAATCGTGGCTGGGTCAGCAGTGCGCTTGCCGCATCTTGGGCAGAAGTTGCGCTCCTCTGCATGGGTGTAAAGAAGATCACCTGTCTTTAATGGCTCAACTCTGTTGGTAAACGGAATCCACTCTGTTGCACCTTCCGGCGTTCCGTTATCAATCACCCGCGCCACAGGCTCTTGCTTTAGCTCTGCCAAAGCATCTTTAATCGCCCATCGAACATGCCTACGCTCATGTGCATTTGTTTCAATGTACTCAAGGCACATCTTTAGTGCTTCTTCTTTGGTCATGTGTTCTTCTCCTTGAGTTTGGCTTCAATGCCTCTAAAAAATTCACGCCAAAAACTATCGGTCGGGTCTGATGCTTCCATTTTTTCAGCGCAATCTGCAATCTCCTCATCTGTCAGCCCTACCCATGTGCGCTGTGGTGGATGTGTATAAAACGAGCCAGCCATGTGCTCATGAAACTGCTCCCACGCCACAGCCTCTTTTGCTGGCTTTGGCTTACAGGCATCATTGAACCCTTCTGCATAGCCCAACGCATAGTCTCCCGATGTTGGCTGTACCGTCAATTCTTCAATGCGTTTTTCCAGCCTTTTGATTGTCATTTCGTGGTATCGAATGATGAGTTCATCTTCATCACACTCGTCCAAGGCTTCTTTGATGGCGGTGATGGCATCTCGGCATTGAACCACCTCATACAAGCCGCCCGAAATAGACGCATCCAGCACTTTTGGAGAATTATCTAAAACCCCCTCCAACGCCTCAAGCGCCAGCTTCAGTCCTTCGTCTTTAGTCATGCTCGTCCTCATTTGCTTCGTCAATAAGCTGCTGTTTAACAAACTCCAAGCAGCCAATCACAGTCGCCATGTACAGAGAATCATCGTATTCGTGAATCACCCTAAGCAGGTCTTCCACCAAGCCGTCTATAAGTTTCTTTTGGTCGGTCATGTGTTCCCCCTTGCTCGGATGGCGGTAGAAGCGTAGGTCACATAGCTGGTCTTTTCGTCAGGCTCAAATCGCTCTGCCACCTTCGCACACTCCTCACGCTCATCAGCGCGGACAAGTTGAATGAGCTTGGGTATGTCTACATGCCCGTCCCAGTCGTTCTCCGTCCATGCCTGTCGGGCAAATTCTCGGTCTCGTTCGTTCATGTGTCCCCCCTTGCTCGGATGGCCTTGGCAAGTAGCGCACCATCTGTACCCCATTCTTGCCAAGCATCACACACCTTCGCACACGCTTCACGTTCAATAGCCATAGCCAAATCAAGCTTTGCATCTAACACGGCTCGACCCGGCTTGTAGTTGCCGCTGTCAATCAGCGCAAGCTCATCGGCTGTAAAAATATCTTGTATTTTCATTCTTCAAACCCCAGTTCTTTCTTGAACATGCTCAAGCCCAAGACCAACTCACGCGCTTGCGAGTAGTCCATGCACAAAATGTAGTCCTGATGTGTTGCCCTGTTGGATGGGAAGTAGGCGATGAAGCCATTGCCCGTGTCTTCCACTGTGCAAAGCAACAAATTATTTTCAATCCCTCCGCGAACAACACCAGTGTTGTCGCCTCGCCGGTAAACAATTTCGTTATTCATATCAGCAAACTCCAAACCCAAAGGCCGGTAAAGAAAAACAGCGCCGCTATCACCACCAAGGCCACCAACACAAAGCCAACGACAACACTGCCGATCACCTGCCATGTTTCCGGCACTGGCTCAATGTCATCAGGCACTGCCGGATACGGCTTGACCTTGCGGGTTTCCAACTCCTCCAGCCCCGCATCGGTGAAGTGGCAGAGGTGGGCGCATTGCGGCTTGTGTGGGCAGAGCGTGCTGCCCGTGTCGCATACTGTTTTCACGCTTGCCTCGCTTTCAGCATGGCGTCAGCCAATGCGTATGCTTGCGCGGCCACCTCATCCGGCGTGCTGCCTGAAGACAGCGCTTTAAACACATGCCCAGAGGTGACAAAAGATGCCGCAAAGTAGTCGCGCAGGGCCATGCCTGTGCAAGTTATGCCTTCATGCGTCCAAGGGAATGCTGTCGGTATTTCTGTATTCATGCCGCCTCCTCAGTCTTGCCAAGATACGCCTTCAGACGCTTGACCCTGTTCTTGTTATACGCCACCAGTGCGGAGGCATATTCGACCCCAGATTCAGCCGCCAGCAACTCGTGTTCTGCGTGTTGCAACTCATGCGCCACGGCCTGCGCTGGCGTCACAGTTTTGAGCATCAACCGCAACTCAGTCCACATATATTTAATCATCGTTTCTCCCTTTTAATAATTCGACCAATTGTCATATCACTAACTTCAAATCTCTTGGCTATCTCTGTTCTAGTTAATCCCTGCTCGAATAACTTTAATACTCTGGCGATAGATATATTAATTCTCGGTCTTCCAGCGCCTTTTCTTTTGCCGCCATGCGTCATTTATATCTATCCTCTTTAATCGCAATCTCAATTACTTCCTTCATGTCATCACTGATTAACTCGAATATATCCGCGCCATTTACCCACACTTCAATTAATATCACCTGTTCAGGGATAGCCGGCTCAATTACCACGCCGGCCTCTTTAACTTCAGGCTCTGCTGGCTCCCACTCGTACCAGCACTCCAGCGGCTGGCGGCATAGTCCTGTCACATGTTCATGCATCAACTTCATGCTGCTTCTTCCTGTAATGCCCTGCGGATTGCCTCATGCGAGACAACTACCCCGTGGCTGGTTTTTAAGATATTTGATATTGCCCTAAACGAAATTCCTGTCGCACGCATCTCTTTCGCATACGCCAGTGCCGCCTGCTCCTCTGGCTTGGCCACCAGCGTGGCAGCTTGACCAGTGCCTTGGATGGCATACCCGAACTTAGCGCTACCCCCCAGATGGCCACCAGCCTTGCGCTTGGCGGCTTGGCCCTGCTTCTGCCTCTCCTTGAGCACTCTGCGCTCATGGCCTGCAAAGCTGCACAAGATCTCCAGCATCAACTGCGCGTAGATGTTGCTGCTGTCGGTGACATCGCCGTGGCCGTTGATGATGAGCTTTATTTTTAACTCTTTGCATTTTTTTATAGACTGCAAGGCATCCAGCAAATCACGGCTGAACCGATCCAGCTTGGCCACAATCACAGTGTCGCCTTCCATGAGGGTGATGCCGTTGGCCTCCAGCCGTGCAAAGAAAGGGTCAGCGCCACTCACGCCACCATCCTCAATGAACTGGTCGATCACCAGGTTGTGCGTCAGGGCATTGCCCTCAATCTGCCGCTTCTGCTCCTGCATGCTGGTGTTGTCCACCTGCTCCGTAGTGCTCACCCTCACATATCCAAACACCGTCATAGTTGCGCTCCTTGTTAATTTTTAACTTGTAGCGCAATTATGATAGGGGTTGGCAGGTTGTCAAGGGGTTTTTAAAAAAAATTTTTTTAGGGATGAAGGTTGGTAGGTGTTGAGTGCCGCATCAGCCGCCCCCGCCGAGGCGCGGGACGGGGGGGGTCGCGGCGCGGCGGCGGCCAGCCGGCGGCCACCAGCCCCAGATTCCGAGGGTTAACCCTCGTCAATCGTGTCTTTGTCAATCCCGTTTACGGGCGTGACACTTCGATGCCTCAATGCGTCCAGCGCCATGCTGCCCAGATCGATGTTCACCAGAGGCGCGGCCTTGTCGCTGTACTCATCGCTGAGCTTGCCGGCCAGCCACGCACGCCGGTCACAGCGCAGCTTGGCAAGCTGCACCTCTTGGATCGTTGCAGTGTCTGCAATGTCGATGGTTTGCTCTGCTAAACTCTGAGCGCTTCGCGTGCGTGCGCGTGCGTAGGCCGCCATGCGCGTCTCGCCGCCTCTCTCAACCCATCGATCAAAGGTAGCCGTACCAATCCCCAATACCTTGCACAGTGCGGAAGTCGTGCCGCCGTTTGCAATGTATTCGATGACGGCATCCTCACCCCCGAACTTGTGTACGGCTTTGTTGGCTACGCTGAGTTCAGCCTTTTTGACTTGTGCTGCCGCAATGTTGGCAGCGCTTTGGTCTGCAATCTCGGCCAATGTGTCACGACTCATCCAAGTACTCCTCAATGATTTTGAAACCCTCATCGGCTGATCTGGCGATAACGCACAGGTAGCCTTCACTGTTCAATTGCTTTGCAATGCAACCCTGCTCCTTGCTGACAACCCCGACATTCGTCTTCATCTCCACGAACAACCCACCAAAGCCCTTGGATCGCCGCAGGACGCAAAGATCCGGCATTCCAGCCAGTACACCCTCGGCATGCAGCCTAACGCGCTCTGACGCCGATCTGTTGCCCCCGTTTGGGATTGAGGCAATGAGCACATCCGGATAGAACGCCCTGACGCGCTGCACCAGCTTGACCTGTTCCTTGTGTTCTATGCTCTGTCTTAGTCTTGCCACCATGCAGGTGATTCTACCGACCCTGCTGCTGTTTTTGCGCTTGAGTGCAAGTTGCAGTGATGCTTCAAGTCCAGTGGCAGGGTTGGCCTTCCAAGGGTTTGGCACTGCCACTCTTGCCAAGACAGCTTTAGCCAGCCACCGACCACTGCCTGCTCATCGCCAGGCATGCCGACCTTCTGGCCTTTGGCTTTAAGTTCCTTGGCTTTTTTGAGGCTGACGAACTCGCTGCCCTGCACCTTGCTGGCGTGCGAGCATGTGCCGCAGGTGACTCTTTCATCGTCCATAAAGTGC